CGTCGTCCTTGACGAAACAACCACCACACCTGATTTAGTCGACCGCAACATTATGTATGCCAAGATCTTTATCAAACCAACCCGTGCTATCGAGTTCATTGCAATTGACTTCGTTATCACAAAGTCTGGCGCTTCGTTCGAAGACTAGAAAACTAATGGGGAGCTTTTTGCTCCCCGCTACTATTTATTAGAAAGTAAGGAGAGAACACACTATGGGAATACCGCCGAGCCAAAAAGGTTTCTGGACAGCATCGCCAAACAGAGATCCAAAAAGAGCATTTCGATTCAAAGTTGAGATTGGTGAATCTGGAACTATTTGGTACGCAAAGACAGCTAATCGCCCATCTGTGACTTTCGCAGAAACCACACACAACTTTATGAACCACACATACTACTGGCCCGGAAAGGCTTCGTGGAATGAAGTTGTAGTAACATTTATCGACCCAGTTGACCCTGACCTTGGTGGAAACCTTATGCAGGCAGTGGCAGATTCTGGCTACACCATTCCAGCTGGCACTGAGAATATGACATCAATGTCCAAGAAGTCCGTTATGGAATCTCTTGGCGGTGCTGGCAACGACATTCGGATCCACGTCATTGATGAAGATGGCAAACAGCTAGAAACTTGGGCACTCAAACACGCTTGGATCACAAACATCAACTTTAGTGATCTTGACTATGGTAGCGACGAGATGTCTGAAATCTCTGTAACGTTCCGTTATGACTGGGCAACATTCGCCAGCGAGAACGGAGCAACTATCTTCGGCGAACCAGTATAATAGGAGTATCAGCCCATGGCTACTAGTGGGTTTTGGACAGGATCACCAACAGTCGATCCTACTAGGCAGTTTCGCTTTAAGGTTACGATAGGCGGTCAATTTATTTGGTGGGCAAAGACTTGCGACAAACCAAAGGTAAACATCCCTGTGCTCGGCAAGGATGAATATTATCTTAACTCGCCCCTTCCAGATCTCCATCCCGGCGAGATTATAGATTTTCAGCCAATAACTATGACGTTTATCGATCCAGCCGAACCACACGAAGCTGCTTCTATTATTTCGCAACTATCAGCAGCTAGCAATGGGGTCTTTCCTAGAATAGGAGGGCAAGCATTAAAAGATCAATTTGGAATTATAACAATAAGCCAGCTGGATTCTAAAGGTGAAGTCTTGGAGACTTGGACCTTGCATGATGCATTTCCAACATCAATTGATTTTGGATCCCTAGATTATGGTAGCGATGAGTTTGTAGAAATTACAATGACTTTTGAGTACACAGCGTTTGAAGTGGCAACGAAAAGTGGTAAAAACATTATTCCACTTTCGAGACGCGCAGCGCCAAAAACAAAAGAAGAAGCAAAAAAACTTGACGGCGGCTTAAGTTGATGTTATATTATAGAATAGACTTTTATTAGAGGTTAACATGAGAGACAACAGTAAGCGCGTTGGAGCAGCAGCACAACCCGCGCCAGAACAAACCCAGACTTTGGACTTTTCAACGCCCACAGAGCTGGTCGACCTTCCATCAAAAGGCCGCTTTTACCCAGAGGGACATCCACTCCACGGCCAAGAAACTGTCGAAATAAAGTTTATGACAGCAAAGGACGAGGATATTTTGACTTCTCCATCTCTTCTTAAGAAGGGTATTGCGATTGATCGTCTAATCCAGAATGTTATTCTGAATAAAGACATTAACGTATCCACGCTTCTTTCCGGAGATAAGTCCGCTATTATGATCGCATCACGCATCAACGGATTTGGCGCTGAATACAAAACGAAAGTTGTTTGTCCTTCTTGCGAGGAACAATCAGAGGCAACTTTTGATTTAGATGCTTTGGAGACTTACGACGGAAACGATTACTCTGAGTATGACGTAACAGAAACAGGCAGAGGAACTTATATCATTAAGACACCGAGAACGGGCTTTGATGTCGAAGTAAGGCTTCTTACTTCAAAAGATGAGGCAGCATTGGTTGCGAGAGCAAAAAAAGCCGCTGATAGTAACGCAACCAACACAGGATATGCAGATCAACTTCGAATGATCACAGTCTCAGTGAATGGCGTCAACAGACAAGACATCTTAAAAGAGTTCTCAGAAAAGCTTCCAGCAATCGATGGACGATACATTCGTTCAGCATACGCAAAACTAAATCCCGGACCTAAAATGGAACAAGAGTTTCAGTGTCCTTCTTGTGGATTTGAGAAGGAGGTCGACATCCCGATGACGGTGAACTTTTTTTGGACTAACCAATAGTTATATCGCTGATGTCTATGAGGAGTTGTTTATCCTCAAGTATCACGGCAACTGGTCTTTTATGGAAGCATACAGTCTTCCTATAACGATCCGTCGTTGGTTCCTCGAAAGATTGGTCAAACAGTTTGAGGACGAAAGAAAACAACAAGAAGAAGCAATGGAGAAGTCCAAGAGATCTCGTCGATAGCCACCAGCATCGTCGGGGGTTTTTGCTTTAGGAAACTATTTATGTCTAGGAGAACTTCTATTATGGCCAAAGAATTTATTATCACAGAAGGCGACATTGATAGTGTCGTCGATTCCTTGCTGGTAGAAGCACCAGTCTTGAATCCAGACTGGGAGAACTGGCTTCAAGGAATGATAAGGAAATTCGAGGCCGCAATCGCAGCAGACGATCACGCCGAAGTCGAGAACCTATTGGCAAAGGTAAAAGTCACCATGCGAGCCACCGCCGCAGGCCCAAGACCACTTTCGGATGAACAGGGAAAAGAAATCATCAGTAGAATCGAACTCTTATTCCCGCGCTTCGGTGAGAAAGCAGATATCGATGTTCATGACTGGGCAAGCGCAAAAGCAAAAGGAGGCGTTTCGGTTCTTGATGGGTTCAAATATAAAGGATCCCTTAGAAACACAACGGCCGCAAAGTTTATCGAAATGTATATCAACAACAAAATAGCAACTGCCATGATTGACAAGCTCGCCACGCAAGCAGACCTTGATTTAAACGAGGCGAGGTACGACAAAGAAAGCTTCTTTAAAGATTTTATTCTACCAAGCGACGATAGTGAATGGGACGACCTCATTCACACAGTGGAGACGATTGGTGAGGGAGAGGCCGGAGATGAAGAAAAAGAGAATGAAGCAAAAGATGCCTTTGAGAATCTAGCTAATGTTCTAAAAGACAAAAAAGAAGTATTGGATAAAAATCCAAACTTAGCCAAAAAGTTCAACGCAGTAAGGGAAGACTATTACACAGAAATAAAAGTTATCTTTAAGAAAAAGTACGCAGAATACATCACAGCAAACCCGCCAGCACCACCAGCGCCTATCCCAGAATCCCTACAGGAGGGTTATCTTCATAGTATCACCATCGACTTCTCCGAGATAAGAAGAAAACAAAAACATCTTGATGAAAGTTTCCTTGTAATGTTCGGTGCTTGGGTTAAGTGGTTGCTCGAAAAGATGTTCGGTGGAGGTTCCATTCCCGGAACCATTAAAGGCTCAAAGAGCGAAGTTGAATCATTTGCCAGAGCAATGGGAAGCGAAAAGAGATACATCGAGACAGCAAAGAGATATGGCCTCGATCATCCAACGACATACAAAAATAAAGCAAAACTCTCATCCGCTACAAAAAGCTTTGAGAAAGAAACCGGCATCAAGTGGCCGTTCGAATAAGGGGCGTGAAATAGATGGTTGATGATTTTGACTATGATAAGTATGCGGAAGCTCAGGCGCGCCGCAAGAAATCAGCAGACGATCTTTTAAAAGACCGCGCCGACGCTCTTAAGAAGTCTGAAAGAGAACTGGCAGTGATGGAGAAAATAAGAGGTATCGATGCTGAACGTCTTGATGTTGCCGAAAAGAAAAGACAAGTAGAAGAAGAAGCTTTAAAACTAGCAGAAGATACGATCCTTGCAAAGCGCGAACTAACGAAGGCAGAAGCCGAAGACTTCCTTATGAAGCAACGCGTAATTGACAGCCAAAGAGAAGGCGCAAAATCAGCAGAAGACGCAGCCAAAAGATTCCTTGGTCTAACCAAAGACGGCGGCCAGATGTTCGACAATTGGACGGATAAAGCAGCCGGCTTCGGAGACAAAATGAAGCAGCTGCTTACTGTTAAGAACCTAGCAGCTGCCGGTATTACAAAGGTTGCACAGGCCACAGTCGCACTAGCCTTAGAGCAAGATGCAGCTGCTGTAGCGTTCAACAAAGCAACAGGTCAAGCCGGCACCTATAATGAGCAGATACAAGGCCTAGAGCGCTCTATGGTAAATGCCGGCGTAACATCAGCAGAAGCATCGCAAGCATTTCAAGATCTGTTTATTACTGTCACAGACTTCAGTAATATGAGCGAAAGAACGAAAGCTGATCTTGCCAAGACCGTCGCGCTTTTGAATGAACTTGGAGTGTCTTCTTCGGAATCAGCACAAAGTATTCAGTTTTTAACTAAAGTAATGGGAAAAACAACAAGACAGGCAGCAGCTCAGTCCAGAGAACTGTTCGTCTTTGCACAAGATCTAGGCGTCTCGGCAGCAGGAATGTCAGCCGACTTTATCAAGATGCAGCCACAGATCGCTGCCCTTGGCGATACTGGTGTTCAAGCATTCAAGGATCTCCAAGCACAAGCAAAAGCAACAGGTATTGAGTTTGACTCTTTGCTTTCAATAACGGCTAAGTTTGACACGTTTGCTGGCGCAGCAGAACAAGTTGGCAAGCTAAATGCTATCATGGGTGGCCCATTCCTGAATACCTTGGAGATGGTCGCCACAACAGATCCCGCCGAGAGAATGAGAAAACTAAGTGAAGGCATCAATGCCTCCGGTTTATCCTTCGATCAAATGAGCTATTACCAGAAGAAAGCAATGACCGCTGCTGCTGGGCTAAACAATGAGATGGAACTCGCTATGTTGATGAGCGGCAAACTAGAAGATGCTAGAGGTCCAGTAAAATCACAGGCTGATCTCGAAAAACTAGCAAATCAGACAAGAGAGTTCAATACCGTTATGGACGAGCTTAAGCAGTTCGCTATGTCTCTAGCTATCGGCTTCGGCCCGGTTGTTAGTGTGATCAAGGCTATGGTGGATGGGCTGACTTCAATCGCGCCAATCCTTAAGCCTCTTATTTATCTTGCCACCGCATATGCCGCGGCTATGAGTATTGCTGCTGTGGCCTCAGCTATAGCTTCTGGCGGCTGGGCTGTCGCAGGCGGAGCGGCCGCAATCGCGATGATCGGTGGAGCAGCCGTTGCAGCAAACAATGCGGCCTCTGGCCAAAACACCCGCGTCACGCAAGTGGGTGACCTAAGAACCCTTCCCGGTGTTGATCCGAACGGTGGGCCCATCGTACAGACCTCTCCCGCTGAAGGCGGTCTAGGTAAGGTATTCCAAGGCACAAAAAATGATAAGATCGACATGTCTCCTACCGCAGGAGATTCGGCTGCCCCGCAAGGCCCTATCGTTATCAATCTTAAGATCGGAAATGAAACAATACAGCAGATTGTCCACGACACTGACATATCAAAAACCCACTACAACGGCAAGAAGAGCATAATCAATGAGAGCGCCGCCAAGGCCTTGGCAAGTAAAATGGCATAACCCGTCTAGTTATAGGAGAAGGAAAGAATAAATGGCAACATCAATAGAACTCAACAAGCTCGCAACCGCGGTCGGTGATGCAATAGGGGGCGCACTAACGTCAGCAGCGTTAGAGATAGAACACGCACCAACCGGCAAGAAAGTTCAGTTTTTCCAGATAAAAATGACTGGATTTTCCGATACTGTTACACCTAAGTGGAATGAAGAGTCTGTCTATGGTCGGATGGATCCAATCGCCACCTATCAAGGCACAACAAGAGCAATCGAGTTGAGTTTTGATCTTGGGCCTTTTCCAGAATCAGACGAAAGAAAGAAACTGGCCTTACAAAAGATTAGCCGGCTTATGCAGTTCCAGTATCCGACATACTCAGAGGCCGGCAGCGCTACGTCTATATCAAGACCACCGCTTCTCAAAGTTTCTTTTGCGAACTATATTAGGAATGCTAAAGGCGCAAATACATCTCTTCTTTGCTATATGTCAGGAATGGCTTATAATCCCATCGATGGTATGAGCGCGACAAACACACCAAAAGTCATCGTTGATAGCAATGGCAAAAACACAACTATTTTGCCTCAACGTATATCCGTTACACTTTCTCTCAAAGTTCTTCACGAGAAACCACCCGGATGGAGTGACAAAACCGATGGCGGCTGGGAAGGCGGAGATCACTGGGGCCCTTATCATACCGAAAGAAACCTCGATGATAGTGACTTATTGGAGTTTCCAGAAGGCATCCCAGAAGCAGAAAAGACCGCGCTTGAAAAAGACTTATTAAATGAATAGGAATAAATAATGGGCAGATACGATTCAGCAAAAAAAGCTATAAATGACAACGAGTTCTATGAAGAGCTCCGAGAAGACAGGAATGTCAAAAAAATAGAGCAATACAGAACACCTATTCATCCAGTATTGACAGCAGAAGTACGTCGTAAGTTTACTTCTATTCGCCACATCTGGACAACCGGAGACACTCTTTGGAAACTTGCTACAAAATACTATGGAGACCCTATGCTTTGGTGGGTTTTGGCTTGGTATAACGAGAAACCAACAGAAAGCCACTTCGAAGTAGGAGGTACTGTTCTCGTACCGACACCAGTGGAAGAGGTTATTTCTTTCTTTCACTTTGGAGTGTAGGTTATGTCTAAAACTCCGTCAGAAAAAGCGGGCGATCAGGAACTAGGAACGACACCTACCCCAACCGGTCCGACAGGGGTAGATAAAGAGATTATTCAACAGCTCGAAAGGATCGGAAACAACCCGACCAGCTTCTACGCATTGGAAACCGCGTCTGAAGAGATAGACAAGCTCAAAGGAACCTACGACGAAGACTTAGTTAATGACTTGATTGCCACCATTGTTGCCACTGGCGGTTATGATGGCGATGATATCTTGACTGCATATGCGAACGCTGACGAGTCTTTGAAGAACAAATACAAGATTAAAGAGAATCTATTTAAAGGCGTCGAGGCTAGCGCCCGTCCGGGCGAAGACACCGCCGAAGAGAAGTACAGAAAAGCTGTTACTCTAAAAGAATCAGACGTGTTGGCTGACAGTGACGCAGTTCCGCCGTCAGTCGATCAGACAAAGGACCTCACTGGCGAATCCCTTATCAATCTCACTTCACAAACACATCAGTGTATTTTAACGCATTATCTTGAGCCCGTCGCTGCATTCCACCGCACACAGTTATCTCGCGCCACCAGCCTAAGAGCAGGCGGCGCCACAAACAAGTTCCTTGCGCAAACAATAGCCCCAGATGATGGCAGCCCTGATGCGAAAATAATTCTTGTTGATGATTCTTCTGCTGATTCTTCTGTTGCTCCTGTAAATGCTATCACTTCTCTTGGGAAAACAAATGTTGACGATATAACGCCAGCACAACTGGCCGGTGTTGTCCCCCTCTTACGCCTATACAAGATCTATAGAAAGGGAGGCAAAGAAACGGGAAAGGTTGAATTTAAGTTCAGTAATAAAACAGACAGTGGCTTCCTTAAGGGCACATCCGAACAAAAGTTTGGCGAATTTGTAATGGATGCAGGCTATGCAAAAGGGAGATCCGCTGGAATAAAATCTTTTGACTGGTCATTCGTCGGAGGAGATCCCTTTACGGCAACAAGAGACTTGACCGCAACACTTAAAATATTTTTTCAAGATTTTCGTGATCTAACGGAAGTTCGAAAAGACAGCAAGAACCTGTTCGATCCAGACGGCAAAAATCTTGAGTATAAATATCTCGACTTAGTTCTGCAACCAGATTGCCGAGATTCCAAAAAAGAAGAAGAAGAAAACATTCAAAGCAGACCCAAAGGCAAAGGACAGGATTATGATATTTTTAACCCAGACTGCTATGAGATTGTTATTGAAGTTGGATATGCGCCAACACCGGATCTTCCAACCGGCTTAAGGAATCAAACCGACACCCTATATCTTACAATGACGGAACACTCTTTTGACATCGGGCAAGATGGCACCTTTGAGCTAACCATAGATTATCGAGCAAGATTAGCCAGTTTGCTGGGAGACAAAGGAATGAACGTGCTAGAGCCGGGCGGCGGGGATCTAGTTTCAAACTCTTATGCAGGTACCGCTCTTACTTTCGACCTAAAAGAGGTTCAGAAAAGAATAGAAGCAGAAAGAAAAAACAGTAAAGATGATGAAGATTATGAAAGCGAAGATTTAGAGGCATTAAATTCCGTAAAAAGTCACTTACTGCATCTCCGGAATAATTCACTTTATCGAAACATATCAAATACTTTGCTAATGAACGGTTTGATCTATAATCTGCCGGTTCCAGATGATGTGTTTGCTAAATTTACAAATTTTGATAGATATGATAGAGATAAAAATAGACTAGTCGGCTTGGACGTCCGAAACACATGGGGCGTCAAAGAGGGAGACATTGTAGTAGCCGGCAAGGATCCGCTAATGGTCGATGACCTATCCAAGCCCACAAAATTTGTCGACGCACCAGCCGCCGGCGCCGAAACCATGGAGGCGGCCGTGTTCGCCGACAGCAGCGGAGGCTTTAGTCGGATCACTAGGCCCTTTCTAAGGAATAGTGTATATTTTACGACAGTCGGAAACCTTATTGCAGTCGCCCTAGATCACGTTACCGGTGAGGGATCTTTCCTTAATCTAAATCCGCGTGGCAGTATTGAAGAACTGATATCGTTCTTCAAAAAATCCGCAGAAGGAGAGATAGAAGTAGAAGAAGGAACTACAGAAGCCCAAATCCAAGAACAAGTCGCGGCCGCCGAAACTGCTCAAGATGCAGGTGCCGCAGATGTATCGGATTCAACAGCACCATCGAGCCCAGCTTCCACGCCAGATCTAAAAATAAATCCGGTCCGAGTACAAGCTTTGGAGAGATTCAGGATTATTTTGGGGGCAGTAACCTATGTCGATATGTTATCTGGAGAGGAAAAAACAGTTAACTTAGCACATTTACCTGTTTCAATGCAAAAGTTTCGTGAATTTATGATAGATAGAGTGATTTCGCAAAATAGAAGTTTCTACTCTTTTCAGGACTTTATTAAAGATATTTTAACGGACATCATTTTTGATAGTTTAAATAGGATATGTTTCGGCGGATACACCGCAGATGATTCGGCGATTAGGCCGGGAATATCTTTGATTTCTGGTCAGGGAGCAAAAGGCGCCACTGATGCTGACTGGACAGAGCCTATTACTTCTAGCACTAAAAAGGGAATATATGAAGATAGGAAAGAAAAGACAGGCAATCAAAGTACTTATAAGACATTGAATCTTGCCCTAGCCACGCAATCTTCTCCGATTTTCTCAAACACAAAAACAAACAAAGCAAAAGAGTTTAATTATCTAATGTTTTCAGCTTTTTCTGTGGGAGTACTGAACTCACGACTCCACGGAAATAAAGACAAGGATGCGGACAACGGAATTGCTCACTTCCGCTACGGCAACACAAAGGGCCTGATGAAGTCAGTAAGTTTTTCAAAAACACCACTAGAGTTCGCAGCAGAAGAGCGTTACGTCCGAGAAGGAACAGATAATCTTCTAAATCAACTCGCCGGCCGATATGAAATGCAAATGAGTCTAGTCGGTAACAATATGTTTATTCCGGGCCAATATGTTTATTTCGATCCAGTCGCACTTGGCATTGGCAAGACATTTGCAAACGGTGAGACAAACAGATCTCTTGCCAACCTAATGGGACTAGGCGGTTATCACATTGTAATAGAAGTGGGTAACTCCATTTCTCCCGGAAAGTTTGAAACAAGTATTAAAGCTCTGTGGGAAACAGGCGGAACGAAGGAGAAATAATAAATGGCTTTTGACGCAAGTAATAAAACCACTTCATCTGCCCGTCTCACGATTGAGCGCGCAAGGTACAATGCCCGAATCATACAAGAGTCTGGTGAAGTAACTGTTCCGACTTGGGAGACCAAAAGAGTAAAAGATTTCCTATCGGACGAAAAGATGTTCTATGGAAAGATAGACGAGCAGAATAACTCTGTTTTACCAAATGCGCAGATGCTTAAGCAGGTTGGCTCAAAAGATAGGCAAGTGTTTGTACACAACTTTGTAGCAGACGCTTTTACAGACCTTGAAGAAAGGATAAAGTCTTTTCTTCGCTCCGGCTTTATAAGACAAGGGGAGTCTCCTTTCGCCCCGCTGACATGTGAAAAGGGATATGTTAATCCTATTTCTAAACATTCCTCTCGAATGAATGTTTTGGCAGAAGATTTTGTATCAAGATTTCTTTCAGATAAGATGATGCAGATATACGACTTCAGTACTTTTATTCCTATCTTCCGTCAATATTTGCTGATAAACGCCCCAGTAAATCCAATAACCAAATCTTCATATCTTATTTCTCGCAATGTCTCTATTTTATCCTCTGGCCTTGCCATCGAAGTTTATGATGGAGACTATTCAGACGACGCTATAAAAAGAGACTTATTTTACACAAACAAAAACTTTGCGCCTTTCCGAAATGCGGCCTATCAACACGGCTTTATGATCGATAAGCACATTCCTTGGCGCCTAATCGCCGATCTAAACTCGCCAAATATGAAACCTTACGTTTCTAAATATTATATTGGAAATCCCTCTTCGTCTGTTTTTGGAGTCGGATTCAGTAGGGCATACGAAAGCGACATAGAGGCGTTAATACAACTGTCCGTGCTTTTTTACAATACATTCGCAGCCAGATTCCCGATTTCTCAGACAAGCAAGTGCTCTGAGCCGGTGACGATTAGGCGAAGCACGACCAACATCAATGATGTCATCGCATCCACTCCATCGACGACTTGGCTGTCCCTTTACGTTGAACTTCGTAACTTAGAGATCGGAATGGGCTACGACGAGAACGATATAGCCTACATAATCGAAAATGCCTACGATCTATTAAATAAGGTTGACATCGCTACCGCAACGGGTTATATTAATAGTAAGTTCAACAGTGTGGAGCATTTTGGTGGATCATTATTTCACGACATCGTTAGCAGAGAAGTGGCCGCCGGCCCAGATGCCGACCAAGCAGACATTACAGCTACAGTCAAGAGGAGCGTTCAAGCGTCCAAGTTTACCACTTACTAAGGGTGAGTCTTGATTTTCCAGACACTAGATGACAAAGATGAGTGCGTCGGCATTTATCACAGCGGAAGCCTAACTTTTGACGACATCCCAGAGGGCTTGTCGGCTTGCTGGGCTCCCGTTCCTTATCTTGCCGATAGGGAGATTGAATACGCATCCCTTTATTGCGGAGGCAAGACACCAGATCAAGTATGTCCCGAAGAACTAAGGGACGAATGGGAACAGATCAGTGATAAAATGAAGGCATACTACCGTTCTTTGATGCTTGCGAGAGTAGATTTGAACGAAAACTGCTTCTTTGACCTTGTTCCGCCTCGTTTTCTATCGGAATACTGCCGAATGAGAGTAGAAATCACAAAACACGTCTTAGAAACTTACGAGAAACCAGAAAACTATGATTATTTGCTAAAAATGACCAAGTTACTGACCAAAATCAGTCATAATGAGCTAAATATAGACCTTTCTTCGCTAAATTCCGTGATGCACCGTGAAAATGCCCGTCGTTTCCGAAAAAAGGCTGAAAACCTGCCAAAATA